AATCGTGGACGGGCAACGGATACCTACGATTGCGGGTTGGGAGCCAGTGCCCTATAACTTGCCGATGATGGCCGCGCACCCATCAAAGGTTGTCTTTATCACGGAAGGCGAAAAGGCAGCTGAGTATCTGACAGCGTTTTTGGGGGTCGTGGCCGTGTCGGCGCATCAAGGGGCAAGCGACTGGCCGGAAGCGATCACGCCTTACTTTCAAGACAGAAACGTGGTGATTCTGCCGGATCACGATTTACCTGGATGGCGTTACGCGAACCGTGTCGCAAAAGCGTTGCAAGGAACGGCAGCGCAGATCCGCATTGTCGATTTGGGCATGGACGCCATAGGCGATGATGCTTACGAGTGGATTGACGCTGATCACGACTTGGAGGATCTGAAGCAACTCGTGCAGCAAACAGCGTTATGGGATGGCGAGGACGTTCATCCGCCAACACGACTAACGGGAAAAGAAGCCGAGAAGGAACCGGAATCCGTAACGCCGGAAGCGGAACCGTTTGATGATCATGTGCCGAGACGTTTCAAGGTTGAGATGTGGCGTGACGCGAAGGACGAGCCCGTTAAGTGGCTCATTGATCGTGTGATACCGCAACGTGGATTCATGGCGCTTTACGGGCCACCAGGCACCTTCAAATCGTTCATAGCCCTCCACATGGCCGCCATGGTCGCCAGTGGACAGACGTGGCTAGGCCACGAAGTCCAGGGCGAAGGAGGCGTGCTGTATGTGGCAGGGGAGGGGCATGGAGGTATCGGGACGCGTATTGCGGGACTGAGAAAGCAATATGACTTGAAAGACATACCCGTTGGCGTGATCAGGTCGCAGGTGAACTTGCGAGGATCTGAATCGGATTTCACGGATCTGCTCATCGCCATAGCCGAAAGTGAGATCGAGAAGCCGAAGCTGATCATCATTGACACGCTAGCCAGAGCATTTGGCGGAGGAAACGAGAACGCCTCCGAGGACATGGGTGCGTTTATCGCGCAATGCGGACGACTCCAAGCGGCAACGGAAGCCGCCTTGCTTGTGGTGCATCACTCAGGTAAGGACGCGTCTTTGGGGTTACGAGGGCACTCAAGTTTCTTAGGTGCCGTGGACACACAGATTGAGATTACCCGCCATCAGGAAGCGCAATCAGGGACGCTGAAGCTGACTAAGCAAAAGGATGGCAAGGATGGTGTTGAGATTCACTTTTCACTCGATAGCGTGAACTTGGAGCCGCCATCGAGTCAAGGTGAATCGCCATTAGGGTTTGAGCAACACGAGTCAGCAACGCTCGTGGTAACGCCATTCCAAGGTGATGTACCGGATAGCGTGACGTTTAGACCGCCATCAGGATCAGGTGCAAAGACAGGACGCGGTAAGCATCAATCCGTAGCGCGGGAAGCGTTGAGGTATGTGATTAAGCGCAACGGTGAGCATCAAATCATTCAAGGTGAACGCCATCGCGTGGTGAGTATTGATGCTTGGCGTGATGAGTTTTACGCCAGATTGGGAAGCGATGTTGAGGAAAGCGATAAGCGGAAACGGTGGAAAGAGGTGAGGGATAAGCTGTCCGAATTAGGGTTTTCCGCCATCAGGAATGATGTTGTATGGATCAAACCGAGTGACGATGAAGCGTTTTAGCGTCCGAAACGTCCGAAATACATTTTGAGCGTCCGAAACACGCGTGTCCGAAATCATGAAAAACGTCCTGAAACGTCCGAAAACGCGTCCTGAATTGTCCGTAATGGTTCACGAACAAAAAGCGAACGCGTCCGAAATGTGTGTGTGTCTGAAAGACACACATTCGGACGCTTCAATGTTTCGGACGGCATGGTTGGTTTTGATTTGATCTTCATGGCGGCTAACAGGAAAGCGTAAGCAGGAAGTGTGAACAGAGAACAGAAAGGATTGATGTTATGGCGGGCAACAGGAACAAGGGAAAGGTAAAAACTTATCTTCATGGCGGTAACCCTGAAGATCGTTTGAAGAATCCGTTTGAAGTGGATGATGCGATTGTGTTGGCGATGAACGCGGCAGCCGTTGGCGTTATGGCGAGGAAACGGGAAGCGGATCAGCGTTGGGGGTTGGATCGTTTGGCGGAACTGGTGAGTGAGGAAACACGTTTACGGTTTTGGCGGCAACTGATGCGTTGTCGGGATGCGTATAAGGCGAGGGACGTGGAAGCGTATCGCTCGGCTTGTGCCGGTATGAAGCGGGCCTATGATGCGTTAGAGAAAGAAGCGGAATCGCTTGGCGGGAAAGTGTTGAGCGTGAACGTGCTTGAGGGTCAGCGTGAGGATGGGAGCGTGTTTGCGGTTTGCGAGAATCCGGCGTCGGCTTACGCGTATGGCGAGATGAGGCCAGCGTGTGACTGTTGGACGATGGAAGAGATTGCGGTGATCTTGCAGCAGGAGTTTTTTACGCAAGCCGTTAACATTAAGCGCGCTATGCCTGGCGCTGAAGTGTTGTCCGTGATGGCACCAGAGGATATTGGGCCTGTTTACAGCGGGAACAGTGATCAGGCTTATGCGTTGAGTAAAGAGGCTTTAGGGACGATGGAACGAGTTAAGAAGGGGTAAGTACCAATGGAAAGTAAAAATGCGTCAGCGGGCGTTTTAACGCGTTTGAAGGGTATTGGTGAAGCGGGGCAAGGTATGGTGAGCGAGGATCAGGAAGCGGTGAGCGCGGAAAGCGTTAACGATGAACTTGGCGAGTTGCGCAAAGCGCAGGACGCCGCGGGGAACCTAAGCAATCAACGCAAACGAGATATTGCTGCCATGGTGAACAAGACAGTTCATCAGTTTGGCGGCCCGGAATTAGTGTTTTCCATGATCGCGGACGGGAAGCCGATTACGCACGTTGCGCGGGACATGAACATTACAACCATTGATTTTTACGCGTGGGCGGAAAAGACGCCCGAACGGAGCCGCGCTCTCGCGCACGCACGCGAACTGGCCGCGCATCGATTGGCGGAGCAAGGGCTAGAGATCGTGGACAACGCAACGCCTCAAACCGCAAACCTTGCAAACATCCAAGCGCGTTACCGTCAATGGCTGGCGGGCAAATGGAACCAGCAGCACTATGGAGAGAGCAAGAACCAAGTCACGGTTCAGCTAAGCATTAACACTGCGCATTTGCAGGCCAATCGCGTAAACGCCGTAAACGACCATTCCAATGTCATTGATGTTGCACCGCACAACGGCTGACGCGTTGCGCTGACGCCACGCCCGGTGCGCGGCCACCCCCCCCTTGCGAAGTTTCGGGGGGCGGGCCTGGTGCGGCACCAAACACGCGCCCACTTACCTTACGGTTACCGGGCACCAGTTCTTTTCCGCGCCCACTTATGCTCCGCATCACGGGCACTTGTTTCCTTGCCACCCTCCACCCCCCGCCCGTACCGTTCATCCGTTCGTCGGCCAGCCGAAAAAAATTCCAGTAAGCGCAACACATGACTGTAAACGCGGTGTACAGTTACACCACTGACACAACACGAGGGGAAACAACATGACAACAGCACACGAAGAACTTGAAGTACGTCGCCAAGTGGCAATGGATGTAATGGTTATTACAAAGTGCAAACTTCAGCGCAACGTCAGATATGTTCGCAGCCAGAGCAACTGGATGAAAATCACTAGGGATAAAAATTCGTTTTGTTTTGCAAGAGGGTATGCGGGACAGCCTAAAGCCAAGGACATTGATACATTTCCTTTTACCTGGGTAGCAAATTGGAATGAAGCGATAGAAAAAGCAAAAAGCACACTTGCTTGGATTGAAATCTAATCACAGGGGCCACGGCCCCTTTCAAAACAACACGAGGGAAAAGATGAACTCCAGCACAACAACTTTGATTCTTGGCGGTGCCGCGTTCGGCGCGTTGTATGCACTGATGGTTTGGATGGCGTTATGAATTACGGATACTTGAGGGTTAGCACGGATGAGCAAGCCAACGGTACGAGTTTGGACACGCAACGCAGGGAAGTGACGGGCAACGCGTTAACGCATAACCTGGTGATTGATCAGTTTGTTGAGGATGCCGGTGTATCGGGGCATTTGAATTTTCTTGATCGTTTGGCGGCCAACGGTGTAACGCCGCAACCAGGTGATGTGATTGTTGTGGCGAAACTGGATCGGTTTAGCCGTAACTCGATGGATACGTTGAACACGGTTCACGCGTTCAAGGAAAAGCAGATACGGTTGATCATCAACGGGCATGGCGACGTAACGGATGAGAAGAACATTTACGGGCAGCTGATGCTTGAGATCATGGCGGCCTTTGCTACGCATGAGCGCCGCGTGATTAAGGATCGGCAGCGCGTTGGACAGGCCGCCAAGCGAAAGGCTGGCGGGCACATTGGCGGCCATGCACCGTTTGGGTTTAGGGTTGAGGGCAGCGGGAAAAATGCCGCGCTCGTGCCCATTGCCGAGCAGCAAGCGGCCATTGAAACGATGAAATCGCTTGCTGGTTCCATGTCACTGCGCGCCATTGCCGATGAAGTGAGAAAGCGTCACGGCGTGGCTATTTCGCATGTGGCGGTTAAAAAGGTATTGAATCGTGGAAATTAGGACGCAAGAGGATCTGAATCGTGTGTTTGTTGAGGCGATCAACAAGTACCGAAAGAACGCACCGCTTTTTGTGCGGGAAGTGATAGGGGTTACGCCTGACGCGTGGCAGGATGAGTTTTTGAAAGCCATATCGGATGGCGAGCGAAAGATTAGCGTGCGATCCGGCCACGGTGTGGGTAAGTCAACCGGCGCGTCCTGGGCAATGATTTGGTATGTGTTGACGCGCTACCCGGTGAAGGTGGTTGTGACCGCGCCAACATCGAGCCAGTTGTATGACGCACTGTTTGCTGAACTCAAGCGATGGGTGAAGGAGCTGCCGCCCTTGTGGCGCGAGTTGCTTGAGATGAAAACGGATCGCATTGAGCTTGTGGCGTCACCCACGGAAGCGTTTATATCGGCTCGCACATCGCGTGCCGAGCAACCTGAAGCCTTACAGGGTGTGCATTCGGATAACGTGATGCTTGTGGCGGATGAAGCGTCAGGGATTCCAGAGGCCGTGTTTGAGGCTGCCGCGGGATCCATGTCAGGGCATAACGCTGTCACGATTTTGCTTGGTAATCCGACTAAGTCCAGCGGGTTTTTCTTTGAGACGCATAACCGTTTGAAGGATGAATGGTGGACGCGTCGCGTGTCTTGCTATGACTCAAGGCGCGTGAGCAAGGAATACATCCAGGACATGGCTTCACGCTATGGCGAGGAATCCAACGCGTTTCGTGTGCGTGTGTTGGGAGAGTTTCCTGCAACCGATGACGATACGTTGATTGGCGTTGAACTTGTTGATAGCGCGTTTCACCGTGACGTTGCCCCCACAGAGTCACCCGTGATCTGGGGTTTGGACGTGGCAAGGTTTGGCACGGATTCCACGGCACTTGCTAAAAGGAAAGGGAACACGGTGACGGAAATCCGCAAGTGGCGGAATCTGGATTTGATGCAAACAACGGGTGCCGTGGTGAGCGAGTACGAGGTGACGCGTCTTGAGGATAGGCCCGTTGAGATATTGGTTGACTCGATAGGGTTAGGCGCTGGTGTTGTTGATCGGTTGCGTGAGTTGAATATGCCGGCGCGTGGTGTGAATGTTTCAGAGTCACCTGCTTTGGGTAATACCTACATCAACTTGCGGGCCGAGCTATGGGGCCGCATGAAAGCGTGGCTTGAAAAGCGCGACTGCAAGGTGCCTAAAGACGAATCGATTTTGGCGGAACTCGTTGCACCGCGTTACTCGTTCAATTCCAGCGGCAAGATGAAACTTGAAAGCAAAGATGAGATGCGCAAGCGCGGCATGGGTTCACCCGATATGGCTGACGCTTTGGCGTTGACCTTTGCTAGCGAAGCAGGAACCGCGCTATACGGGAAGGCTTACAACTCCCAATGGGGTAAGCCAATTAAAAGGAACTTGAGGGCAGTTGTTTAATGGAGATAACCCCTATAAATTTTGAAGAAGCCAATGCTTTTGTTTCTGCATTTCACCGTCATCACAAACCTGTAGTTGGGTGCAAGTTTTGTTTGGCGGTAAGCGATGGAGATAAGGTTGTTGGCGTGGCTATTGTTGGCAGGCCTGTAGCAAGAATGCTTGATAACGGATGGACGCTTGAAGTTAATCGTTGTTGCACAGACGGAACTAAGAATGCTTGCTCAATGCTTTATTCACACGCTTGGAAAGCAGCAAAAGCGCTCGGATACAAGCGCCTCATTACTTACACGCTTCCTGAAGAAGGCGGGGCATCATTGAAGGCTAGCAATTGGAAATGTATTGGTTTGCGAGGAGGGGGAAATTGGAATACTAAATCAAGGCCGAGAATTGACACAGATCAATTACTTAGAGGTCAAAAAACACTTTGGGAAATGACTTAACAGGAGAAAAGTGCCATGAGCAAGCACATGAAAATGCTAAAGGAAGAGCGAAAGAAGTTGATCTTTGATTACCTGAAAGGGTTAAAGAACCCTGTCAACGCTTGGCATTTGGCGAAGAAGTTTGATATGACGAGCAAAAGGATTGACCAACTCATGACCGAATTGGCGCAAGAAGATCTTGTTGTGAAGTCCAAAGGGATCAAGGATATTCAGATCCCGTGGAAGAAAACACTTGTGAACTATTTCGAGGTGAAAGAGGAATACAAAACCTTTAAGCCGCGTAAGCCTAAGCAAAAAGTGCTTTGGCATAACCCATTTGGGATAAGGGTAGCGTGATGAACAGGGAAGATATCATCCGCATGGCGCGGGAGGCTGGCTTTGAGCAAAACTCGCTTGGTATGACGTACACGAGTGGGGCGCTACCTGAATTGCTTGAACGATTCGCTGGCCTTGTTGCCGCTGCCGAGCGTGAAGCCTGCGCATCCATCTGCGATCAACGCAAAATCGTCACGCCTGAATGGCAGATGGATCAGCACTACAACCAAGCGGCCAGCCATTGCGCACAAGCTATCCGGTTGCGGGGGCGCACATGAAAACCTGCCGCACCTGCAATCAGCCAAAACTTGCCGACGCTTACCGTGGCACCCGCAGTATGTGCCTTACATGCGAACACGCCCGCAGGCGCGAGTGGTACGCAGCGCAGGCCATAAAGCCGCATCAGCGTGAGGATGGTAAGGTGTACTACCGCCAGTGGTACGCGGCCAATGCCGAGTCGGTGAAGGCCCGCGCCGTTGAATGGGCCAAGTCAAACCCCGACAAGCGCCGCGACGTGTGCCGGGAAAACATGGCACGACAGCGCGGCAAGCTAAACGATGCCTACGTGCGCCGGATGCTGGCGCAAAGCATCGGACTGAAGGCCGCAGACATCCCGCAGCCGCTGGTGAAAGCCCATCGTGAACTACTCAAGATCAAGAGGTACATCCGTGAACACAGCGTCTGAACTACGCGCCGAACTGGCGCAGGTATTTGCCCAGCTGAAGGCTGGTGAAATCAAGCACACCGAAGCCGCAGAGCTTGCCAATCTGGCCGGGAAGATGATCGCCAGCGCCAAGGTGCAGGTTGAGTACGCCGCACTGCGCAAGGATGTGCCGGTGATTGCGTTTTTGAAGGATGACAGCAATGTGGCCTGATGACGAAACACCAGAACCCGCAGCGTGGATCAACTTCAACGCAGCTACAGGCGAGCGCAATGTCAGCTTTGTGTGCGAGAGCGAGTTGGCGTCGATTCCGCTGTGGCCGGAACCGCCGCGCAAGCCTCGCAAGCCGCTGCGCCATGTCACCTACGTCTGCCCTGTGTGTGCGGCTAGTTTGGAAAGGCAGGAATGACCAGCGACGAAATCATTGAATTGGCAAAAAGGGATGATCCGGCTGGCGAGGATGGGCGCCTTTATTCGATTGCCGCCCTAACGCCTGAAACGCTGGCACGTTTTGCTACCCTTGTTGCCGAGCATGAGCGTAATGCGTGTGCGAAGGTGTGTGAAGACATAGACACCGAATACGAAGGCGAGGATGTGCTGGCAACTTGGTGCGCCGCCGCCATACGAGCAAGGACATGAAAGACTACCTCGCGGGTCAAGCCATATGGCGCACACCAGACGACGACCCGCCACCGCTAGGCGTGAAAATGTTGCTGCTAACGCCTGGCGGCGTGTGCGTGATCGGAACATGGGAGACATGGGCCATTGCCTGGGCACCGCTGCCAAAGGTGCCTGAACATATAAAGGGTGCGTTGAAATGAAAGACTTAACGATTGGCGATGTGATGGGTATTGCCAGGAATACGGGGTTTGATCAGCACGCAGAGAATCTATTTATCTTTGCAGCG